TCGCGCACCCGCGCACCAATCCCAAATTTACCCATTCACGCCTCCTCGGCATCGGTTTCGGCACCCTGCTCCGCACCGCGCGGCTCAGGGAAGAACTTCTGTAAGGCGGCGTAGCCGTCGCCCTTCTTGTAGGTGACCGCGTCTGGCATGGAGTACCGGTTCTTGGCCACGAAGCCGGCGCCCTCAGTCAGGTGCACCTGGCGTTCCTTGCCGCCCTCGGCATGCGTGACCGACTTCTTGATCCCGACCTCCTTGGACTTCAGGCTGACACGATAGTTCATGAAGGCGACGATGTCGGACTTCTCGCGCACCAGCGCCGCGGCCCGCTTCTGCAGCTTGACGCCGTACCGGTCATACGGATCAGAAACCGGGCTATCGAACCGCTTGATTTCCGGGTGGGCGATCAGTACCACGGCAATGCCGCGCTGCGTCAGCGCCATGCAGGCGCCCATGAAGTCACCCCATTCGACGTCGGCCTCGACGAAGCCGCGGCCGTATGACGTCGGCGAGCCTTGCTCGTTGCTGTCGATCGACTGCGCGCCGATGCGTCGGCACGTTTCGGCCTGCACCAGTGGTTCGATGCCGTCGAGCGAGTCGATGATCACCGTCTTGAACGGGTGGTCGTCGCCGATCAGGTCGCCGATCCAGGTGCGCAGCGTGTCGAAGCTGTCGATATCCACCTTCGGCAGGTCGACATCGTTCGGCGGGTTCTCGCCGGCCGTCGCCAGATAGATGGCGTCCGGAAACTCAGCGGCGAGGCTGGTCTTGCCGACGCCGTCGACGCCGTAGATCAGCGTGATCGGCGGCCGAACGTCGGACTCGGCCTTCGTGCTGCGGAGGGTGCTGAGGTCGATTGCCATCACAGATACCCCAGGATCGCACCGATCGGCGCGGCGAACACGCCGACGCAGCGGATGATGAAGATTGCGGTCAGCGGCTCACCAGCCGACCAGAAAATCTTGACGATGTTCGCAACCCAGCCGCCTATCGCCGCCAGCCAGAAGATGAGCATCACCAATGCGGCCACCCCGCCGACTTTCTCTTCCTTGCCCATCGTCACGCCGCCTTCGGTTCGACGGCACGCAGAGCCACCACGTCCGCGCCCCTGGCTGGCAACAGCGCGTCTGCATCCCAGATGCGCTCCACTGCCACGCCGTCGGCCTGGCAGTATCGAACCAGATACGAGTTGTTGATGAACACCCCGACCACGAAACCCTCCTCCCCTGAAATTGCGATCCGCACCCGATCCAGAAGCTCAAAACTCCCAGACCACGCCCCTACTGCCTTAGCCATGTGTCACCGCCTCGTTAGGCCGACGATAAAGGCGCATTCGCATGAGTCGCGCAAGCAGAAAATATGCGAATGCGTATTTGACGAGCGCTGTCATTACGCGTAAAAGCATTTCAGACAATCGCCGGAGCCCGCGAGAATGGTTAAAATTGCAAAGAAAATCAAAGATTTGCGCATGCTGCTGAAGCTCACGCAACAGGAGTTTGGAAAAAAGCTAGGCGCGCCGCAAGCCACAGTTTCGAAGTGGGAAACCGGCAAGCAGGAGCCGGACTCGGAGAACAACCTAAAGCTGGCGCACCTCGCCGGCGTAGAAGTGCATGACTGGCTGGATATGCCAGCGCTGGGCACGTCGTCGGTGCGTTCGCGGCGCGTGCCGATCGTCGGGACGCTGCAGGCCGGTGACTGGCGGGAAGCCGTCGAGTATCCGCCAGACGAACAGCGCCAGGTCGAGGCGCCGATTCCGAGCTCGATCGATGGATACCGGACCAGCGACCTTGAGCTGCAGGCGTTCGAAGTCGCCGGGCCGAGCATGAACCGCTACTATCCGGAAGGCACTATAGTATATGCCGCGTCGGTGATGTCGTTCCGAGAACCGCGGTCTGGCGACCGGGTGATCGTGTTCCGTCGCAATAAGGTCGGTCTGGTCGAGGCTACGCTCAAGGAATACGTGACCGAGGACGACGGGCGGCAGTGGCTTTACCCGCGCTCCTACGACCCGGAGCACCAGGCTCCGCTACAATATAAGCGCGGCAGCGACGGTGACGAGATTCGGATTTCCGGCATTGTGGTCGCCGCTTTGGTTCTCGAGGCCAGCCGGCGCGTGGGGTAGCCGCGCCGTCGGCTGCACGCAAAAAATGCGCTTCTATGTTTAGTCTAAGTCGCATTTATGCTTGCGCAAACATGCGGACTCGCATATTGGTGGTTGTATGAGGGCGCAAGGGAGACCGCGCATGAAGACCACAGAGAAGCTATTTCGCGTCACCATGTCGGGCGGCGACAAGTTTTATGTCATTGCCAACGACCCAACCTCGGCAGCAATCGCGGCTGAGGAGAAGTGGGCGGACTGGGACTACTCGTCTACCAAAGGCAAGGCGCGGTCTATCGAAGTTGTGGCCGATCAGGAACAGTACCGGCCAACCACCCTCGACCAGAACCTCGCCTATCTGGTGCTCGCATGACCTCCCCACTACGCGATGCAGAGAGTGCGACGGCGGGGGTGCCCGTGGTGCGCGGGTTGGAGTGGTCGAGCGAGTCGCCGTACTCCGTTTCGCGCAACCCCAAGCTTCGACTGTTCTACGCCACGGAGGCTGTCTGGTACGAGGAGTCGTTTCAGTACATCGAATTGTCCGGCGGCAACGCGAGTGGGCGCTTCGAAACAGTCAAGCAAGCGCAGGCCGCCGCCCAAGCCGACTACGAGCAGCGCATCCTGTCTAGCCTCAACCCTGACTTCCTCTCAGAACTCGACACAGCAAGGGCTGAGATCGAGAGGTTGCGTGGCGAGCGCACCTACTTCAGCGGATTGGCCGAGGAGCAGCACAATATCGACGTGGCCGCACTCACCACCGCACAGGCAAGGATAGCGGAGCTGGAGCGTACCGTCGAATTCGTCCAGCGGTGGGCGTGGCGGGAGACATCGGCGACCGATGCCGAGCGCTTCAGCGTGATCAAGTATTACCCCGGCATCAAGCCGAGCGCCACCCTCTCACCCGTGAAGGAGAACGACCGTGGGTGACATCGAACTGACCAGCGCGGAGCTGGCGAAGATGCAAGCCGATTCCGGCACTCCGCATCTGCCGACGCAAGAGACCTACTGGTTCCGCAAGGCGATGTCTGGCGAAGGCCCGCGCGCGTTCGACTGGACCGACAAGCCGCACCGGCTCGTCTTCGACCTGTGCCGGATCATCGAGGCGCAGGCCGCTTTATCCCGTCCATCCGTCAGCGTGGATGAGGTGAGCGAGGCGTGGGCGACTGCCGACCACCTAGAGGGGCGATTGGCGCTTGCGTACATCGGCGACTGCAAATGCGGGCAGTGCTATCTCGTGCCAGCCCCGCTCATTGAGGGCGCTGTTCAGACCATCCGCGCGTTTGCCCTCGCCTCTCGCCAGAACAAGCATGGAGAACGGGACAATGGGTAGCTGGCACAAATATAAGGCCGATCCGTGCCCGGTATGCGGCAAGCCTGATGCCGCGCGGATGGGTAGCAGCCGATGGCAGCCGTTCGATGGCATGGCGTGCAGCGAGGCGTGCGGGCTGAAAGCCCAAGCGGCATTGATCGAGGTGCACAAGTCCGCGCCGTACCTCGCTGCGCGAGATGCAGCCAATCGGGCCGCTTTCGACATGCGGAACATGGAGCAAGCCGCGCTTTCCGCCCTCGATCTATCCTCCCTAACCCGTACGGGGGAGGCGGAGCCGGTGGCGTCCGATGGGTTGCCGCCCGGCGAGTGGTGGATGTTCTACGACGAGCAGACCGGCAGATGGTGCGTGTACGATGACGGGCCGCCCAAGGTCATCCGTACCGGCGCTGACGTTTTCCACGTTCGCGAGGTACTCTCCACCCCGGCCAGCGATGACCAGGTGGAGGCACTGAACCTTGCTGCGGCTGCGCTGGCCCCGTTCGCCAGTGCGGTGTTCAATGACAACGGCGACCTAACGATTGACGCCTCGGCCCCGACATCAAAGGACTTGGCAGCCGCATATTTCGCATTGCGCAAGGTCCGCGCCGCGCTCCTCGCAGCTATGGGGAGTACCAAGCCCACCCCTCGTCTCGACGCTACCGTGCGCAGCGGGGAGGAAGGGTGATGGGCGAGCGAGGCGTTCCAATGCGTCAGAAGGTCAAATTCACCGCGAAAGCGTTGGCGGCCATCGGCGCAGCTCGGTTCTATCACAACGGCGACGGTGCAGGTTTCGTCTGGCGCTGGTGGCACCCTGCTTCATGGGTGCTGGCACCGCTCGCGTTTGTGGTTTCATGCATCATCCAGGGCGCCCCCGACGCGTGGGATAGCCGGCACGACATCGGCTTCGGCATGAACCCTTGGTTTATCGCCAACCCCGACAAGCTCGAATGGGAACAGCCATGACTGACACAATAGACGTTGCAGCGCTGGGCTGGCAGATCGCCGACGAACAGTGGCTCGACACGTTCGCGAAGAAGGCTCTGGCAAAGCGCATTGACGAAGCTATCGCCACCGCCCTCCAGTCCCAAGCCAACGCGCTTGCCGAGGCGAGGCAGAACAGCGACATCGCCTTCCGGGCTGCAATCGACAGCGGCGAAGCTCTTGAGAACGCGCAAGAGGAACTCGCAACAATGCGGGAAGCGCTGGAGCCGTTTGCCGAGGCAGCGGCCAGCTACGACCCGGAAGAAGGCGACGACGCCCAAGCGGCATGGGCGCATGATTTCACCATTGGCTCGCTTCGTCGCGCCCGCCGCGCCCTTGGAGGCAGCAATGCAGAGTAGGCTGACAGAACGCGAGTGGCAAGAAATCGAGGAGTTTCGGCGCGACTGGCCCGGCTTCTGCGACGCCGACCCTGTTGCACCAGACTTCACCGAGCGGATGGAAGCGGCCGGGCTGATCGAATTGCGGTGGCTAGACGAAGGCGAGGCCCAAGCGACCGTCGACGCCGACCCATTCTGGACCGACAAGTTCGGGGATCAAATGCCGTCCAGCGTCTATGTCCTCACCGACGCCGGCCGCGCCGCTCTCGCCAAGGAGGGGAAGTGAGATGGCGCTGACGTGGCAGATTTACGGGTATGGCCTAGCGTGCTGTGCTTTTGGAGCACTGTCTGCAAGCATGGCTGGCCTCAAGACGTTTGGGAAATGGCTGCAAGTGCTGTTCTTCGTCGTCGGCGTCGTGTTGATGGTGGCAAACCCATGACCAACCGCGAGATCACAGCCATAGGCGCCAACGACAACTACCCGCCGATCCTTACCAGACCAGAAGCCGCCGCGATGTGCCGCCTGTCGACGTCAGGCTTCGACTCCTGGGTGCGTCGTGGCATCGTCCCTCCGTCAATTGCTGGAACGAAGCGCTGGAGCCGCGATGCAATCCTGCGATCGGTAGGCGGCGCGGCGGTCGGAGTCGACGCAGGACTGTCGCCGTTTGAGCGATGGGAGGCGGAGAATGCACGCCAGGCTTAAGGGCATCAACAAGGTCAAGCGGCAACTCGCCGACGGCACGTTGCGGGTCCATTACTACCACCGTGCGTCCGGCACGCCGCTAGAGGGGAAGCCCGGCACCGCTAAGTTCATCGCGTCGCTAGCGGCGGCCGAAGCGAAGTTGGTCACTCGCACCGAAGGCACGCTTGCCGGCGTGATCCGCAGCTTTGAGAAGACTGCGAAGTGGCGGGCGCTGCGCGAAAGCACACAGAAGGAATATCGCCGCATCTTCGCCTTCTGGGATGCGAAGTTCGGCAAGGTTCCGCTTACCGCGCTGGCAGACAAGACGTTCCGCAAGCGCGTACTTGAGTGGCATTCTGAGTTCGCCGAAGAGAGTCCGCGCGAGGCAGACAACCGGGTGACGGTGCTAGCTAGAGTGCTGTCGTGGGCGGCCAAGGATTCCGATCTGGCGGTGAATGTGCTGGATGGATTCGACCGCGCTTACTCCGGCGATCGGTCGGACAAGATATGGCTGCCAGAACACGTTGAGGCGTTCATGGCCGCGGCCGACGAGGATATGCGCCTGGCGCTGATGCTAGCGCTGCATACCGGCCAGCGGCAGGGCGACATCCTGAAGATGGCGTGGAGCCAGTACGACGGAGCGCGGATCACGCTGCGCCAGGGCAAGACGCTGCGCGACGTGCGCGTTCCGTGCACCAAGGCGCTGAAGGCGACGCTTGACGCGACCACGCGCCGCGGGTTGCTGATCCTCCTTACGAAGTCTGCGGGCGCATTCAAGGCGCGCTACTTCAAAGCCCGGTGGGAGGCGACCTACCGCGCTGCAGGCTTGCCGCTTGACGCGAAGAACCGAGCAGAGTTGCACTTCCACGATCTGCGTGGAACTGCTGTGACGATGCTGTTCGAAGCCGGCTGCTCCGTCGCCGAGGTCGCGTCGATCAGCGGGCATACGTTGCGGCGAGCTCAAGAGATCCTGGACAAGTATCTGTCGCGGACCAGCAAGATGGCCGACGGCGCGATCGCGAAGCTCGAGGCGGCCGGCGCCGCGAAGGAGGAGTGATGCAGTGCAATGACGTGCCAGACGTGCCGATCCTCGAATTCGTCTGGACCGTTAACAACTCAAACAGGTGGGCAAACTGGTATTTCGGCGATGACGCGGACGTGCATCCCGCCTTCCCGCAAGACGTACCGGACAAACTGGTGCATGCGAAGATGAACCGTCTGATCGCGCGTGGGCTGCTAGATGGCTGCACCTGCGGCTGCCGAGGAGACTACGTGGTGACCGCCAAGGGATGTGAGTTCATCGGAAGGGCAAGGCACGTCCGATTCTGCGGCGACGAGACCCTCTGAACCGACATGCGTGAATATGGAACAGGCGGCGAACAGAACTTTGCAAACGATCTGCAAACCGTCGCCTGCGCCGCTAGGCGCCTAAAACCCAAGTCTTTGTTTTTACTAGAAGAAAATGGCGCGCCCGGAACGATTCGAACGTCCGACCCTCAGATTCGTAGTCTGATGTAAGCCATTGATTATACTCATCTTTTGAGCAAACCCTGTGTTTGGGTATGGACTAAATCTCAAATAGTTAGCCGTTGGTTTGCAAACCTTTTTGGTCTGGTTTGGAGTCTGGTGCCATCTGATAAATTCGCATTTATGTCGCTGCCCTATTGACGGAATCATGCGAGTTCGCATATTGTCACTGCATTGGAGCGGCGGGTCGCGCCGCTACCGAGGCCGAGCGGCCAACTAGGAGGCGAAGATGGAATAGGCAGCGCGGGGCGCGCGTCTTGTACGCAGCGGAGAACAGCGACCGGCCGCGAAGCCGGAGGCGGGCCACCTGCCAGAGTGGTGGCAACCTTTGAGGAGAGATGAGAATGGCGACTAAGCGAGCCGACGTGCGGATCGATGTGACAGTGGAATTCGAAGACGACGGTCAGAACGGTCTTAATGACCAGGCAATTGCAGCGGCGGAAGAGGCGCTCGGCATCTTCTCACTCTCCGGCTCCGACGCCGTGGCTGGCTATGAGGTGATCGGCATGGTTCGCGACGCCAAGGCGGAGGCCGCGTGATGGCCAAGATCGAAGACGGTGGCCCGGCGTTTCCTGGCACTCATCTCGAGGAGTTCTGGCACACCGACCCGGACACCGAAGAGACCATTGAGGTGGAGCGAGAACTTAAAGCCGCCGGCGGCATGTCGCTTCGCGACTGGTTCGCCGGGCAGATCGCTGCGGCAGCGATGACCAACGCGGAAGGACTTGGCGCGATGTCCAAGTAGGGCCGTCGCTTACTGTTCGATATGGCAGCGACGGTGTCGTACGAGCTCGCCGACGCCATGCTTGCCGCCCGCAAGTAGTCGAATTCGCATTTATGCAACGCGCTTAGGCGCAGGAGGATTACGATGACCATCACCATCCCTGAGCGGCCGTTTGAGTCGTTCCAGAAGATTAGCCGCGCCAACAAGTCGTTCGGCTGCGTCATCACCGAGAAGATCGACGGCACGAACGCGCAAATCCTGATCGAGGACGGCAAGGTCGTCGGCGTCGGCTCGCGCAATCGCTGGCTGGCGCCAGGAAAGGAAACCGACAACTTCGGCTTTGCCGGCTGGGTCGCCGCGCACGAGGAAGAGCTTCTTGGCCTCGGCGACGGTCAGCACTTCGGCGAGTGGTACGGCCTCGGCATTCAGCGTGGCTACGGGCTGCCCGAGAAGCGGTTTGCGCTGTTCAACACCGGCCGTTGGTCCGACGCCGCGCCGGCATGCTGCCAGTGCGTTCCAATCCTGTACTCAGGCGAGTTTAGCCGCGCCGCGGTATCTGGCGTTATGGCCGGCCTAGAGGAGACAGGCAGCCACATGGTTCCCGGCTTCATGGATCCAGAAGGCATCGTCATCTACCTGCCTGGCTCGCGCGTGCTTCTCAAGGAGACCTACGAGTTCTCCGACGGCAAGTGGCAGGGGGCGCCTCAGGCGTTGGCGGCATGACCACCCGCCCCGCCCACCCGATCCTACCGATCACCCTGGCCGAGTTCGCGTTCTCGGCGGCCGGCACCGCGCTCGCGATCTACGCGATCGGCGCCGTTATGGGAGTGCAGTGGTTTGGGTGACAAGCAACGCATCATTGACCTGCAGAAGCAGGTGCGGATTGCCAGGGCCGCCCTTAACCGGATCCGCTACGGCGCCGACGTCGACGCCATCGCAGAGAAGGCGCTGGACGACATGATGGCGCTTGATCCGCCGACCAAGCGCGCGCCGCTCGCCGGTGTCCTCGGCTGGGAGCGTCACCCATGAGCGACGGCTACACTGACCGCTTCGGCTTCCCGCTCACTGCTGCGCAGTCGGCAGCGCGTCTCAATCGGGGCCGCGGCTTCTTCAACAAGGACGGTCGGTGGGTGCGACTGCCGGCCAAGAAGGTGAAAGCAGATGACGCAATTCCCGCGCCGAGGCCCGCCGACGATCCACACGATAATGCGAAGGAATGAAACCGCCCGACAGCCGAAGTGCGCGTGCGGGAACTGCCTGTCGCTGCTGAGCGTGGCTGACGGAATCGACGAATGTCCGGCCTGCATCAGGCGCCGGGCGGCATAGAAATCACAAAGCCACCGAGTGGCAGAGAGGATCCGAAATGTTCGTAGTCTTTGATCTTGACGGCACGCTTGCCGACTGCCGCCACCGCGTGCACTTCGTTCGAGACGGCGCTCACGACTGGGACTCGTTCTTTTCCGAGTGCGTGAACGACCCACCGTTCGACCACGTAATCGACACGCTCTCTGCGCATGCCCGCGCCGGGCACCGGGTCGAAATCTGGTCGGCACGGTCCGATACCGTCCGCAACCCGACACTGCACTGGCTGGCGCGGCACGGCATCCCAGGCGAACTGCTGGTGCATATGCGCGCCGCCGGCGACCACACGCCAGACGTTGCGCTGAAGAAGTCGTGGTTGTGCGCCATCCACCCCGACGAACGGCCGGACCTGGTTTATGACGACCGACAACGCGTGGTCGACATGTGGCGCGAGATGGGTATCCCGTGCTTCCAGGTAACGGCGAACTGGGAAGAAGACACGCGCACCGTTGCGCCAATCTGCGACCCGCTTCTTACGATCCTGGTCGGTCCGAGCGGAGGCGGTAAGACGACGTGGGCATATGAAAACCTCGATCAAGTCGGCCAGATACTGAGTTCGGACGCCATTCGGGCCGCCTACACCGGCGACGAGTCCGACCAATCGCGTAACGACGACGTGTTCTATGCGCTCCACAAGCTGGCCAAGGCCCATCTCGAGTGCGGCCTTCCCGTCACCATCGACGCGACCAACCTCCGCCGCAAGGACCGCCTGGCGTGCGTTGCGCTGGCTCCGGCTGGTGTCGGCGTTCGGTACGTCGTCTGCAATCGACCGCTAGCCCACAAGCACGCGACTGCCGGGCGTAGGGCCGGAGTGGTTATGGGCGATGGCAAGTCGCTGATCGACGCACACGAGCAGCGGTTCAATTCGCAGTTGAAAGACATCCTGCGCGGCGACGGCTTGCCGAACGTGACTGTACTTGACGCTCGCAAGTTCGCCACGGGCGGCTTGGTGCCGGCCGGCAAGCTGGCGCTGGTTGGTGAGGTAGCGGCATGATCTACCCCATCATCAACCACATCGACGACGTCCTGCCCAGCATCGCCGGTCGCTCGGAGTTCGTGCATGCCCTGCGCGACGGATACTCCGTGATCGACTACAACTTCGCCCTCGCCGACAGCTTCGACGATCCAATTCGTCTGGAATGCCGCGGCATCAAGTTCGCGTCGAACGGGGGCATCCTGGCACGGCCGCTGCACAAGTTCTTCAACATCGGCGAGCGTGTCGAAACACAGCCTCATGTTTTGGACTTCAGTCAGGCGCACGTCGTCACGGAGAAGATGGATGGCTCCATGATCCACCCCGCCATTGTCGACGGTGAGGTGGTTTTTATGACCCGCATGGGCCGCACCGACGTTGCGCGGAAGGCGGAGCGCCATCTGACGCTTGCGGTCAACCTTGGGTGTCGAGCTCAACTCGCTCGCGTCAACAAGACGCCGATCTTTGAGTTCACCGCACCTGACAACCGCATCGTCGTGCGGTACGCGGAATCCGGGTTGACGCTGTTGGCCATAAGGGACAACGCCACTGGCGCCTATGACCCGCCGGACTGGGTGGCCGAGGTCGCTGCGTCCATGGGCGTTGCCGCCGTTCCGCACCACCTGTCCGACTGGAACAGTGGCCAGGCTTTCGCCGACTACGCTCGAGCCGTGCAGGGCATGGAGGGCTTTGTCGTTCGCTTCGCCGACGGAACCTGGGTCAAGGCCAAAGGCGAGGACTACGTGCTAAAGCACAAGGCCAAGGAGTCGGTGCTGCAGGAAAAGAACGTTCTGGCTCTGATAGCGCGCGGCGAGCTCGATGACGTTCTGCCGCTATTGGATGCGGACGATCGGTCGTCGATCGAAGCGTACCGCGATGTGGTTGAGAGCGGGCTGCGTCGCACCGCGGAGGAACTAGCAGGCCACGTCTATGGCGGCCGCGAACTCGATCAGAAAACATTCGCCACCATACACCAGCAAGGCATTGTGCCGTCGCTACGGCCGCTCGCCTTCCAGATCAGATCCGGCGCCAGCGCCTCAGAGGCGGTCCGTAGCGCCGTCATGAAGTCGTCAGGCAGCCAGAGCGCTGTCGACGCAGCAAGGCACCTGCACGGCGCAATCTGGCCGCTCTAGCCGCACCAAATCACAGACCCCGTGACTGGCCCGCGACGTTCTGTTCGCGGGCCTTTCTCTATCTGGAAGTTTACGCAAGCTGCTTCTGCGGCTTA